GGCCCCTTTTACCTGTGGACGCAAACGACCCTGAAGGGCATGCAGGCGATTGAGTGGTACCGGGCATTGAGAGGCCCCAGACTCCTGCACTTGCGGACTGCTGGGCCACTGCGATGATTGTCTAGACGCGCCAGCAAACCAGTTTAGCTACATGCTGTGCCAGACCAACGGAGCACTCATGCAACCACGGCCCGGGCGGGTAGGATCCCTGTCGGGTATAGTAAATCGCACCTTGGTGGACCCTAGCAAAGGACGCATGGCCACGGCCAAGAAGGAAGCGGCGTTTCTGGCTGAGAAAGCCAAAGCGCTTCTGGAGATCTACGACGTGCTCGAAAAGCTGTTCGTTTCTGACTACGTCTTGGAAGACGAGGAATGGACCATCGAGCGCTGTGCCAAAGCCGCCGGAGGACAGAAAGCCGCGCTCATGCTGGCCACTGCCTATGACATGGCCACCTCAGGTGCCAAGCGGGAAAAGTCCCTAGCCATGAAGTGGAACGAAACCATCGCCCTCAAAGAGCTCGAGGATCTCTATGGCGCCGCTTTTCTGGGCATGATTCCTCGCATCATTGTGGCCCTCAGCAACTCGTTTCAGGTGGAGCAGCAGTCCGACGTGCGCACTCTCACCGATTTTCTCAAGAAACGGCTCAGTGTCGAATCGCCTCCCGTTGACATCAAGCGGAAAGATGGGACGATTTGCAGCGTGAAATTCATCATTTCAGACGACAAGGAGGTACAGCAGTATCCCGAGCTCCTCCTGAACCCTGATGTAAACACGTGCATTGTGTCGTGCGACGACGGTTCCAGTGTCGGCGTGAATACCGGAGAACACGAGGGACTTCCCTTTACCGAGGGCAAGGTGAACCTAGACGATTTCAGCAAGTTTGACCAATCGCAGTACTTATTCTGGTTTCTTTTGATAACCTTCTTTATGAGTGTACTGGGCTTGACTGATTCGCTCGAGAGCATTATGGAGACCGTCACTAGAGGATTCAAGGCAAAGGCCGGAAGCGGCAAGGACAAAATCTACATCAACGGGGAGTGCCACCCCCACGAGCCTACCGGAGGAGCCGGCACCAGCATCTTCGGCTCAATGGTCCACATTTGTATGCGTGTCTACGCAATCTACCACAGCATCAGTTTCTCCGATGCATCCACAGCTCTGGGTTTAACGCTCAAGACCAAACTCGTGGAACCCGTGGACACCGTCTTTCTTAGAATGGGCATTTTCAAAAATGCCAAAGGATCCTGGATCCTTGCCAATTTACCCTCCGCCTTTTTGAAGTGGGGCAAGATTTTTAAGAATCCTGCCACCATCGCGCGGGGAGTGAAGCCCAGCGAAGCAACAGCCATGGTAGCGCTAGCAATAGTCAAGTCATTTCCATGCGTCACCCCCAGTTACCCCATCTTGGGCGCCTACTTGCGCCGCCTTACGGAATTGGTCGAGGCCACCAATCCTACCGAAGGTATCTTACAGAAGATGGAGCGGGTGATGAACGACAGCTACATCAACGAAAATGCTCGCTACAAGGCAAAATCTCAGCTAGTGCCGACCCGTAAATCGGTGCTTGAATTTATGGAACGGAGGTACAACATTACCGAACGCGAGGTGGATGAGGTCGAGG